CCACGATCTTTTCGTTGGATTCCAGCGCATCCCAGCCCTGGTCGATGGCGATGTTGTAGAGCTGTTTGACTTCCTCGGTCGTGTATTTCGTGGTCATGATGCTCCTTGGTTGGTCCATGGGTCATTTGCTGTGGATGGAGGTTCGTAGTAGCCGTCCTGCGGTGGTTGCGGTTGCGTGTGCCGGTCTCGTTGGATGCGGGTGATGGCGGTGGTGGCGCGTTGCAGGCTTGGTCCGATGTCCTCGATGACCCAGCGTGTGGACCAGCCGGTGCCGCCGTCGCGTTTCTCGAACCGGTTGGTCTGGGGTCGTACCATGGCTATCACCTGGTCGCCCTTACGGAGCGATGTCACGATGTGTTCGGCGAGTTCGCGCCATGCCTCGCACTGCCAGCTGGTGGGCGTGACATCGACCGGATTGCCGGCCGTGTCCTTCTCCCAGCCGCTGGATAGGATGCGCAGGTTCACGACGGGTATCCCGTTGCCCGTGGTCCGGTATTCCGGGTCGGCGGGCAATCGGCCCCTGATGATCGAGATGCTTGGGTCTTTGGCCAAATCAGTCTCCCTTCGGTTCTTCCTGGTCTTCTTGGTCTTGGTCTTCCTGGTATGTGGTGGACGGCAGCAGCACTCCGACGGTGAAGCAGTACATGCCGCCGAGCATCGGCGCTCCCCTGCCCTCGTGCGCTCCGGCCAGCAACAGAGCCAGACCGGCGAGCGCGAGAATCGCTGCGGTGACGCGAATGATGTGCTCGCACATGCCTATTCCTCGAATTGGGCGATGAATTCCTCCATCGCCTTGCGGGTGACACGTCGCCAGCTTCTGGTTCCCCGTCGGCTTGGCGGACGGAATGTGGTGAGAGTGCCGTTGTTCGCGGCGATGAGCAGTGCGTGATAGTCGATGTTCCACACCTTCGCGGCCGAGTTCAGCGTCCAGGATTCACGTTCGTTGAGCGGTGTCTGGTTGACGGGGATCCTCACGCCGTATTGGTCGGCGAGCGCCTTGCGAGTCTGTTTCGTGGTTTCGGCACGCACTCCCTGCTCGTTGAGTCTGGTCATGAGGGCCACGTGTTCGAGTATCTTGGTTTCGTTCATTGCTGGTCCTCGCTTTCGGTGAGGTATGGTTCAAGTTTTTCCATCGCCCACGGGAGTGCGAGCAGTACGCCGCTGCCGAGATAGATGGTCAGGGCGATGGTGTTGCCGATCGGGTGGGAGCAGCCTTCGTGGGTGAGCAGCCATGCGAGGGCGAGCAGCATGATGACGGCGAGCGTGATGGTTTCACCGTTATGCTTTTGCTTTCGGGTTCGCATCGATGGTCACCCCCTTGGGCAGATAGTCGGCGAGTGTGATGGATGGCAGGAATCCCGCGTCCGTTTTGGCGTCCATCAGGAGCGCTTTGCCGATCTGGTCGGCGGCGGCGCTGCTCATGCTTCGGACGAAGTCAGGTATGTCTTCGGCCAGTTGAAGGCTCAGAAGGCTGCTGCCCTGTTCTCCGGCACCGTCGAGGGTGACTCGCGCGATCGGCGCGGTCATGCCCCCGATGCTTACGGTGAAGTCGAAGATGATAGGTTGGCCACTCATCACGCCACCTCCTTGGATGCTGTCACCGTAGAATCGTGCCTATGGGTGGTCTGGTTTCCTTCTTGCAGTGGGTTTGGTCGGGTATCGGTGGTTTGGGTGGATTTGTCGGTCTGCTTGGCGGCGGTTGCGGCGTCTTCGCCTTGTTCCAGACGGGCAAGTCGAATCTGCTCGCGAAGAAGGCGAACCGTATTGCGCAGGAAGCCAACAGGATCGCCGCTGACGCGAAGGGGGTCGCCGAGGAGGCCAACCGTCTTGCCGGCAAGGCGAACGAGATAAGCGCAGACGCGAATGCGATCAGCCAGAGGGCGTTGAGCGTTACCGCGGATCAGACGGTCTACAAATGGCGGGGTGAATTCGATGGCGAATCGTCGACCGTCTTCCTGCTCAACGACTGCCCCCACGAAGCATCTGACGTTCACGTGTTCGTCCGTCACGAAGACCAGACCATCATGGACAGGATCGTCGATAAAGTACCCGCGTTCGGCGAGATCCCGCTCAAGGACGAGCTGTTCACGCAGAAGGTAGTCGAAGACCAGCGTTCCATCGACAGGCTCAACTCCAGTGCCGGGTTCGTCTACATCGGGGTCGGCGGGTATGACGTCACCGTCCATGTCGCCTACACCACTGAGCTCGGGAGCAGACGCAGCAATACGATCAAGCATCGCCTGACCGACGGCCAACGCCATTGAATCCTTGCTGGACATCATGCCACTCCTCCCAATGAGAGCAGGAAATTGAATACGAGGAACGTGATCACGACCATCACGATGACGAACACGATGGGGTGATCATCCAAGAGGCGCATGAACAGAAGGAAGACAGCCACTAATACGGCAACGATTGTCAAGGCCACGACGAACACGGATGCCGTGAACGGCAATGTTTCGATGTACTTCTCGACCATCACATCTTCTTGTGGTCTGGGGTATCCCTTCGCCGGGCTAGATTGGAAAGCGCCAACCAAGCAACCAGCCCAACGAAGGGAAGAATGAAATGGAGCCATTGGAAGAACGTTCGAGCAGTGAAACGGTCAGGGACGGGGAACGTCATACGCCATCGTGGTACGTTCACTTCAACGGACATCGGCTCGGGCCGGTCTCCGATGCGAAGTTCAAGAAGATGGCGGACACTCTCATGTCCATCGTCAGAGAGGGAAAGCACCACGGGCTCGCGTTCACTCTTCCTGAGGATGGCCGTGATGTCTGCTGCATCTGGACTCCCGGCGTCCCGATCAGCTTCAAAGAGGCTGACAGTGAATCTGAATGACATCACGCCATCTCGCTTTCGGCGAGCGCTGGAATGGTGTTTTCGGCGGTGTCGAGCTTCTCAGCCATGGCAATGATTGAGGACAGAGGACGATGCGTCACGCCCGCAATGCGGCGCAGCTCGTCAAAGTTAAAAACACCGACATTGATTTTGCGGTTTAACGTGTTCCGAGGAATTTCTGCCCGATCAGCGAGCATAACTTGTGTCATTCCTGACTCATTGAGGACCTGCTTTATTGCAATCCCTAAATGCCTGTTTTCAAGCAAATATTGTTTCATATGAGACATGATAAAACCAAGATTGCGCTCTTCAAAACACGGCGTGTCTCATATGAAACAAGAATGCTTCATATGTAAGTAAAATGTCTCACATGCCAACAGGAAAGAAGACCGCGACGATTGAATCAAAGGCGCTTTCAATCGCAATCAAGAGAGCTATGGCCGTACGTGATTTCAAGACACGATCACTGGCTATCGAATCGGGAGTGCCTTATGGCACCCTCCGACGCATCCTTGAGCTCAATACAGTCGCCGACTATGAACAACTCAGGAAGATTGCGGAAGCATTGCGCATGCCGCTCTCTTCCATCATCGCCGACGCCGAGCACCTTACAAAAGACGCAGGGGTCATCGAAGATTACCAAGCTACCGATAACCGAGAAACTTCGAGTGACCATGAGAACATCGACATCGACGCATGGGCCGACCGGATCAAGGCCGAAGATTCCATACACAATAATTAGTAGTCCACAGTCGCCGAATAAACAAAACGCCCCGGTCGCTCGTTATGAGCGCCGGGGTATTTTGTCATATCTCGTAGGCCTCTATGGTGAGGCTGGTGTAGTAGCGGCTAACGAGTATTTTCAATCGCTTGCCAACAAGTGGCTCAGATGCAAAGTATGCGGCCGTCGACCGCGCCGTGATTTCCGAGAGCAAGACACCTCCGCTTTTGAGTGCAAAGTGCGGTTTTGCCTGCGATCCTTCCGGCACCGGTAGCTGTTCGACAGTGGCCTCGAAAGCGATGAACCCTTCGTCGGGAATTCTAGGACCATTCCAGTTGTTCTCCGAGACGCGGAATATTGCCGTTGCGGCGACCACATCCGCTCCATATGCTTGTCGCTGTTCGTATTCCTTGAGCGAGGCGTTACCAGTTTCGCTTTCTTTCGCCTCTTCCAGCGTTGGCACCATGACGTAGATTTCGGGAATGCCTGTTTGGTACCATCCTTGGCGCATGGCCACGAGTTCCACATTTTTCGCGCCAGATTCAAGGATTGCACGAATGTGGATTACCGCGATGTGGTTGAAGAGAACGCCGAACGGTTTCCCTTTGTATTCGACCGCATACCCATCATCCACGCCGCTGCGCCATTGTCTTCCGTTAAGTCGACTTTAACGCTTCGGCCAGTTGTTCCGGGGTCATGCCCTGTGCCCAGAATTGCCGGACCGCGGAGGCCGGCATGAGGAGCGCCGCGGCGAATCCGTTCGCCCAACGCTCGTCGGGTTCCGTTCCCTTCGATGAACGCTCGTCTCGGTAGTCGATCTCACCGCCCTCGTCGCCCAATGCGTATTTTTGGTATTTCTGCACATAATGGCCGATTTCATGGGCAAGGGTGAAGCGTCGGCGGTGTGTATGGGCGAGCGCGTCGACCACGACTTTGCATGGGCGGCCCGCTTCTTTGACGATCATGCCGTCCGTGCCGCTATCAAGTAACAGGTACTGCACTTCCAACCCCAAGCGTTCCGCCACTTGGCGCACGTCGATGGGTATGTTGATCCGGTTGCCGTCCATGGCGATGGTCTTCATCAGCGTCTCCGCGGCAGCGGTGGCGGTGGCTCCGGTGTTCTCGATGATCGGGCGCACAGAGGGAGTGGCTTCAGTCATATTATCCGTTGCGGCCAATATACGGGTCACCTCCCATCATGCACGCGCGGCAGCCACTGAAACCACCGTAATCCACCTAGACACTCCTGCTATTTTCCTAAAAAATGTGGACAAATGTGCATAATTCCGCTCTCAAGCAGACATGCTCCAAAGGCACATCACGCCCGGCATCTCCTTGGCCAATTCATTGCAGCACATCATTTTCCGTCGTTTCAGCTTGCATAACTTACTTAATTGAGCTATAATTATTATGTCAACGAAAACAGAACAGTGGAAGGAGGTGAGACATGGATGAGGTCTGGAAAGCGATAGAAGCCATCGGCTCCCTGCTTGTCGGAATCGCCGCAGTCATCGCGGCGGTGAAATCCAAAGGCAACGAGCCACCACCCGCACCGAAGCCCAAGCCGCCGCACATACGGCGAAGGCCTCGCCGGTAGTACAAGAGCCGCAGATTCCGAATAGTCCTAGTATCCGGAGCTGCGGCTCCCTATCCCCAGACTAATCCATGGAACATCATGAACACAACAAACGCATACAGGCTCGTCTCGCTGATATGTGGCGCGATGTGCCTCATTCTCGCCATCGGCGGTCAGGCCATCGCGGCCGGAACCTTCGGCATGGCCGCCGGGGTGTTCGGCTATCTGTCGGGAGGCCGGAAATGAGCACCGCAAGATATCTCAGTCTCAAGGAGGTCGGCGAGCGCATCGGTACGAGCAATCCGGCCGCGAGGGGGTATCATCTGCCGGAACCGGACGCACTGATCGGCACGACTCGCGGCTGGCTGCCGGAGACCATCGATGCTTGGAACGCCGC